GAATCATTTGCCTTACAGCAGAGAAATTGATTTCTTTCCCCGGAACAGCTTCCCAGTAGTGGATCAGATCAACATTTATTATCGGAAGCAACTCAGTTCCCATAGAAGTTTTTATCTCAGTAAAGCCAGCACCATGAACCATAGACAATGCAGCCCTGTCTCTTTTAAGACCAAGGTCAACATGCATATACCTCAACTTGCCATCTTCACCATTAAACCACTTCTTAAATGTTCCATCTTCTTCAATCGGATCATCATGATACATGAACGATTTCCTTACACGCTCTGCATCTCTAAAGTATGCGTCCTCCATGTGTGGAGGTTCACATTCAAACCTTGCAGCAGCCTCAATAGGGTTACGAACGTATTCCGATTCCAATTGGTGTCTTTCAATAGTTGGATTAACGTCCCACGTTGATGCTTTAATACACCAAGTTTTGGGTTCATTCTTTTCGATTGCCCCCTCATATCTCTGCTGAATGAAGTCACCCTTATACCTAGGGAACGACAGCAGGATAACCTTTCCCACCTCTGGAAATCTAGACATAACAGACAACTTGCTCATATTATAGATTGCAGACGCTGAACCTTTATTTCTAATCTCCCCCTTCAATTCTGAATCGGTTTTGAAAGCTGAAATCTCATCTAAAACAACAGTCATAACCTCATAACCTTCCCAACCCTCAGATTCAGAGTGGCCAGAGAAACATCTGACTGGTCTGGAAAAGAAGAAGATTTCACTTACTCTAGGCTCAAACCCTTGATCGTTAAACCAGGGGCTGCCCAACAAAAGATTTTTCAAAGGCTCGAAGAAAACCCTTTGCGCCTGTTGAGCGTTAACAGCAAGGTTTAGAAGGTCAACATATACACCATTAGCCTTACCATAATACATCAGGGGATCTCTTAGACAATGCAACAGGTAAACCGTTCTAGCCATCGATATTCTAGAACAATGGTCTTTACCAGATCCTTTACCTAACTGACATATGACTTCGTTCTGAGTATACTTATTATAATAGTCTATCCCCTCTTTGTCCCCGTATATCTTTTTTAAAGTCTCCTCTTTGAAAATCTGCGTGCTCTGTTTTACTATCTCAGTTTGAATTTTAGACAAAGGAGGTAAATTCAAATATCTTTTATCTTGCACGAAAACTTCTAGCGGTACCGGTTCTTCCACTAACTCATCTTGATTCAACAACTTACTAAAATCGTCTAGTTCAAGATTCAGACCCATGTAATCACTCATGGTCTGCTATACTTCCCCCTGAGCGGAATCATTATCGGATACCCCTTCTGCGAGGATGGGAGCGTCAACTATATTATTTGAACTCTCAAATACGGACGAGGCTTCTGCATCAATTATATTCTGATCCAGGATTTCAAATGCATCCGCCAGATCTCTTTGAACTTTATCCCTAATCTCAGGATATTGCGAGATAACGTCACGAATGATTTTCGATAACAAATTATTGACAGACTCTGCTCTCTGCATTCTGGCAACATATTCTACATCAGTCTGATTGTTATTCATCAACTGATGCAACTGTGCTTTTTTGTGGGCAACCTCAGCCGCAAGTTTTAATGCTTGAATCCTTGCGCTTACCATGCCATGATCGGTTGCGATAGTTACTGTTTCCCAAGCCTCTTTGCCTATCTCATCAAATTCGCTTAGAGCTTTGATAGTGTTCAACTGAACACGCTCTAAGAAGTACGGATCAGCGTCGGCCTGACGGGACAGGATCAATTTAAACTCATCAATGTAAGAACGGACATTGGCGCGATCTAAATCCATCAAAGATGCAATTTCAGTTACATTGTATCCTTTGATGTGATAACCGCCAACCTGATCTACCAACTCAAGACGATCTATAAGTGATAATTGGTTGCCAGATTCGTCCTCAATAGCGATATCTGTCATATTATATTATACCATACCCTACAGACTATTGGGGTGGTAAGGGTCGCCAATAGGATTGAGAATAGGACGCTCGCCCGTCATCTCTTCTCTCCAGTGCAACTCTTCGTCACCATCAAACTCAGTCTCTGCAGGATCTTCAGGATCAAATGTCAATTAAATATTCCTCCAAATTGAGTACATTTATATAAATAAAACCCACAATACAGCAAATGCCAAAATCTGTACGGCGGTACCCCAATTAATAAAACTTCTCATTGAAACATCCATTCTGTTTTACCGACACCTTCGCCCCAAGAGTCCCATCCCGGAGCAGTATTCCTAGCAAACAACTCTATCTTTCGTTGAGCGGGGAACATTTGTTCTATCCTTTCCCTAACTTCAATAGGCTTAGAACTATGCTCTCCACGCATTTCAGAAATAAACTGCCTAACATTCCTCGCACCCCTAGGTTGAGGTATCTTCCCCATCTTGCCCACCAAACACAATTCCACTTGACTCATTGTGTAAAACCCAGGGTTAACCCTTTGCTTATCCCAAACGAAAGCAACTGTAGCCCAAGAAAACCCCCAAGCATCCATAACATCCAATGCCTGGGGAAGATGAGGGCTACTAGACCACAGGAATAATAATGACTCTTTGTCATCAACAATACTCTTTACATCCATATTTTTTATATCATCAATATGCATTGTATCATAATGAGAGACAGCAGCACCAGTATCGGGCTTACCGATACCGGCGTGCTGCCTCTGTCCCTTGTAGTCCCAAGGAGGATCAGCATAAACTATGCTATACTTTCTTTGAAGCACGCTTCTTAGCAGTCTTTCGCTTAACGTAGGCTGCCTCTTTCTTCAATCTAAGCTTCTCTTCCTCTTCCTTGTCTAAAGTCTTCTCTAAAGGCTTAACGAGTTTAGCCTCAATAGCCTTACGCATAGACGACGATGCAATAGCGAACATCTTAGCAAAGTCATGCTTACTAGGGTTACTGTCCCAATGAGCCATAGAAAACTTCTTTATAGCCTCTTCAACATCAGCATCGGTACCCCTAGTACCAATATACTCTATAACGCTATGCATCCACATTAAACGCTCGTGCCTCTCATCAGAGGACGACTCAGTAGCCCGCTCAACTAATCTGTCAGGCTGCGCACCCATAGCATGGGAATCCAACTCAGACACGCGTCCCACAAGAATTGCAACGGTCATGATGCGTTAAAGCATTATTACCACCAATAGCAATCAACAACTCCTTATGCTCTGGAGATAAGTCCGGGCAATGAGAACCAACATAAGTAAACAGATTGACAACATGGTACATCGTCGGATTGTTCACTATGCTCTCTGGGCTGGGGAACGTAGACCTAAACCCCTCCCCGCCCCAATACTCCATGATACGATTAAACACCTTAGTCGGAACGCCATTCTCCTGACAGATACGCAGGACGACGCCCCTGACATCGTTAACCCTTTCATCACGAAGATGTAGGAAACCCTCAAACATCGGCTTGATCTGTCGTTTAGCAATACCCGCAAACTCCGCAAACTGTTCGACTATAGCATCACGACTATAACCACGCACACGGAACTTACGGTTATCAACCTGAGTAGTGGAACCATTACTGCACCACTCCCTCTCCAAATAAGCCTCAACGACTGGACTAATAGCCCAAGTATCGGAAAACTTGATTTTAACACCGCCATAATACGGAGTGTCTTCGCTCAAAAAGTTAAACTCATCCGTAGTGATAACCGCCCCTAACTGGCCTGCATCGCTGATACGGAAATGCTTAATCATGGCATCATCCCCTACAGCCAAAGCCGCAGCGTCCAAAACATCACCATGCCCAACATTCGGCAAATCCATCTCCGAAAACGACGACACAGTATCGCCCCTAAACACAGCGTTCAAAGAACGACCCGGTGTCTCATCAATATGATAATTGTAATTCATAGCAACCAACTCATTTGGGCTACGCTTCACATACGGGAAAGGCACACTAATCAATTCGGAAAACTGCTTAGAAGCCTCCTCCGAAAGTTTAACCCTGTCGCCATTAATACTGAAAACACTCTTACTTTCAACGCTCAAATCGTTAAAAGAAAAAGGTACAATCTCAGTATCTTCCATCTTCTCATTAATAGTATTCTTTGCTTCATCTAAAGTTAATAAACTACTCATTTTTCTCCATTCCGTTGCCTTCGGCAACTTGTTTCCATACACATTTTACCACACACGAAACGCCACCGCAGGGAACAAACCATTTTTTTAAAAGTTTGTTCCGTTTTCATTCACACACATAGGAGACACAGTAACAAACGCAACATTCTCCCCAAACTCCCTCAAAGTCCTAGCCCCAACATAAGACATAGAACTCTGCAAACCATTAGAAATAGAAGTCATCACAGAACCAACATCAGTATCACAGACAACCCAACCTTCCGCACCCTCAACATAGCTCGAGCCGGCACCAGCAGAAGCCATACCACGATACTGCTTCAACCTAACACCATCAACCTTCTTAACCCTACCTGGAGCCTCAACACAACGAGCCAACATACCGCCCAACATTACAACATCAGCCCCAGCACCCAACGCCTTAGCCACATCACAAGGATTCTTAATCCCCCCATCAGCAATAATCTGCACATCCGAATAACCAGACAAAGCCTCAGAACACTCCATCACCGCAGAAAACTGCGGCACACCAACACCAGTCTGCAACCTAGTCGTACAAGCAGCCCCCGGGCCAATACCAACCTTAACCATATCAGCACCAGCATCAGCCAAAAACTCCGCACCAGCAGGAGTAGCCACATTACCAGCCACCAACGTACACTTATACCCATTCTTATCAATAAGCCCCCTCAAAGCCGTCACAACGTCCCCAACACGCTTAGAATGGCCGTGAGCAACATCCAACACAATCATATTCGCCCCATGAAACAGAAACGAACGAGCAGACATCAAAGGAACCTCATTAACCCCCAAAGCAATACCACACTGATACCCGCCATTAACAACACTAAGAAACTGATCCCTACGTTGCTTAACAGACAAATTGCGGTGCAAAACACCGATACCACCATGCTTAGAAATAGCCCTACACATCTCCGCTTCACAAACAGTATCCATATTAGCAGCAATCACAGGCAAACCCAAATGAACACCACCCAGCCCAGAAAACGCAACAGAAGTATCACAACCCTTACGAGACTCGACCTCAGAATACCCCGGCACAATCAACACATCATCATAACACAAAAAATTACTATCTGACATTCCTAAACCCTTTCCTGTAAACCAAACGATCCACAAACAACGCTACAAACAAAGCAATCACAACACAACCAACACCAAAAACAGTCAACCAAACAGCATGCAAAAACAACTTCATCACATATCAGACCTCTCAACAGAATTCTTCTCCCCACAATGAGGACAACACATAACACTCAAAACAGACGGCAACTTCAAATCATACAACCGATCCTCATGAGCATACGACCACCAATTCTCGCAAGAAGAACAAGTCAAATGATAAATACGTTCAACATAACACTTATGAGTCATCTGCCCTCCTAATCAGGCCACAACCAGAACAACGAATCCACAACCACCCATGATGGTGAGGTTGATCCTCAGGAACCTCCAAAGACTTCCACTTATGGTCAACAAACCTATAACCATCCTTCCCATACACAAAACACCTATCAGGCTTCTCGTCCACTCAAATCAACCCTCAAACACAAAACACCATCATCAATACAACCCTCAGCATCAGCCAAAATAGCAAAATCCTGAAAATCCAACTCAGCCTGCTTCACAAACAAACGACGCTCAGCCCCAGCAACAGGAGGCAAAGTACGCTTCCTAACAGCCTCAGCCCTATCCCTAAACCTAGCAATCATACTCTCAACAAAAACAACCTCAGGATCTTTCATCACAAACCCAATCAGCCCACTCACCAAACAACATCCCAACAGACCCAGAGTGAGAATCATCCAAAACAACCCCCTCATCCTCATCCAACTCCACATTATCATACACATCCATAATAATACCCTCAGAAGTCACAACAACAACCAACTCCCTACCCTCATCAACCTTAACGCAAAAACGCGTCTCGCCATCAAACGAACCATCAACATCATAAACCACAACAATCAAACCTCAACATCAATCAAACCCAACAACGACAAATAAGCCACAGCAGCCTGC